GCACGGATACATTGGATGTGACGGCACAGTTGACGGGATGGCCGACCCCGAATGCGACCAACAACGGTCGGGGCGAGGAACCGGACGCGAAGGTCAAGCGGGGCATGAATGCGGGGTTGAACCCAGCGGACGCGGCGAGATTGGCGGGATGGACAACGCCGGCGGCATCGGACGGGACGCGGGGCGGCACGGGAATTACGGCGGGGATGTCCGGATCGAGTTTGACGCAACTGTCGAAGATGTCGGGCTGGCCCACTCCTCAAGTAGCGGACGACAATATGAGCCGAGTGTCAAATCCCCAAGAGTACAGTCGCAAGAGATTGGAAACGAGGAACGCAGGCCAGAACTTGGCGGACACGGCTCAAGCCTTGGTTCAGGCGCAAAGACTAACGGTGTCTGGCGAGATGCAGACTGGCTCTATTGCAGGGATGGAAAGTGGAGGCCAGTTGAACCCAGCACTTTCCCGCTGGCTAATGGGATTGCCGGTCGCGTGGGACGATGCCGCGCCTACGGGAACGCGATTGTCTCGGAAGTCGCGCAAGGATTAATCAGTAGTTTTATAGAAGGAGAGAGAGATGGCACGATTTGAGTGTGTAATAACAATTAAGGTAAATCCAGTACGTGAGGCGGAAAGCCGTGAGGAATTTATTGAAAAAATTATTGAGGAATACAACGATCAATGTTTTGGCTTGTTTGATATTGACGCATCAGATTTGTCAGAAATTACAGAAGGATAGAGAGAGATGGCTGACGAATATGATTGGCAAAACTACAGAAAACGCATGAACATTTTAAACAACGCGGCGTATGCCGCTGTTGGGGTGTGTCCACATAAGTATCCGCACCCTACCTTTAAGGCCTTGGTTAAGATTTGTCATGAGATTGACGCTCTCATTGACGATGAGACATGGGGCAGGGACAACATGCCGCCTGATGAGTGGACCGCTGCGGGTGGATTGAAGGCATTTTGTAAACAGCAAGGAGAGAAGTAATGGGATTAGATGCATATTTAATTGCGGAGCGGAACAACACTACAACGAGTGTTGTGAAGGGAAAGTATGAGGCTGTTGACCGGCCAACGGAAGCGGTCGGTCACGTAAAGACGGGGGACGCAGAGTTGCGTCCTTCTGAGGTTTGCTGGCCTATTGCCTCGGTCCGGTTGGAGATCCAGTACTGGCGCAAGCACTGGGATTTGCATGAGTTAATTAACCAGAGCTATGCAAGCCCTGATCAGTACAACGAAAACCCTATGAAGGTGTATTTATCTTCTGATAATTTGCGGGAGATTGCGGCTAAGATCCGCGATGATTTAACGGAGGACGCAGACCCTCGGTATCGTCACCATACAGAAAGGGAGGAGTACGCTAAGAAGTTTGATTTAGCGGCTGATTGGATTGAGTTCGATGGGTGGAACAGATCGGTTTATTATCGGGGAGATTTCTGATGCTTGATTACACTTGGGGCGCAAGCACCGTTGCTACTAAGTACGTGCATCAACGGTTGCATGAGGTTTTGGACATGGAGGATAATGACTCTATGTCCATAGCGTTGTCTCAGTTTTATGCTGAGTTAGCGGAAAACTATTACAAGGACACGGGTCAAAGGATTGGTGATCCGCATGATTGAGTGTCCGGAGTGCAGTTACACTGGTCACAAGGGCATGGTTGAGAAGACCTTGTACCAGCGGTTTGGCGAAACGTTAGAGCCGGTAGCTGAGTGGGTTGCTTGTGAGAATTGTGATGGTTCTGGAGAAGTGGAGCCTGAAGATGAGTACGCATAGCGTTAAGGCAAAGTCGCGGCATCCAGGGGCGCCGCGACAACATTTCAAGGTCGCTCATCTGACCTTTGAATTAACTGATACCACGTTTGCATTGATAGCTGGTGAGGCGGTCTTGGAGAAGGACCGCCGGCCATTGTTTACGGGTGTTATAACCAAGGGCATAGCCACTGAGTTGCGTAGGTTGGCCCATCAATTTGACGAGAGGGAAGACAAACTGTGAATGCATCAGAAAGAAGACAGAGAGTATTGGATGTTGCCGCTGCGGAGAACAAGCGGATGTTGGAACAGTATGGGTATCGAGGTCCGAATTACGGCATTAAAAATGAGGTTGTTGAGGGGCGCATTGGCAGGTTTGCTACCAAGCAGGGGCGTCCATTGCAGTTAAATTCTAAGATTATCATGAACATGACTAAGCAGGGGCGCAACGCGGATGAGATTGCCGCTGCCTTAAACATGCAACGCAAGAGCGTAATTCGCACGGCGCGCAGACATGGTATAGATATCATTAAGTGATGGTGAGAGGCGGCGGTGAACATCGGAGTTGTAACGATCAAACTGAGCGCAGGTACGGTTTCAGTTGAATAAGCCGCCCCTCATAAAAAGTATATCAAAGGACGCAGAGAATGCCAGAGTATTTATTGCCCGAAGGCAATGTTTTAATAAGTTTTTCGGGGGGCAGGACCAGTGGGTATATGCTTCACAAGATCTTGGAAGAGAATGGCGGGTTGCCTGATCGGTGCAAGGTTGTTTTTGCCAACACTGGTCGAGAAATGCCTCAGACATTAGACTTTGTGCATGAGTGTGGTGACCGGTGGAACGTGCCGATCAAGTGGTTGGAGTACGACCGGATTGATAACAAGGTTACGTTTAAAGAGGTGAGTCACAACTCCGCTGCGCGAAACGGTGAGCCGTTCGAGACACTGTTATACAAACCTTATTTGCCAAACGCAGTGGCGAGATTTTGCACGGCAGAGTTAAAGGTACGGACGATCAAGCGTTACTTGGTGTCGCAAAAATGGAAGCATTGGAACTCTGGTATTGGCATTCGTGCTGACGAGCCCCGCAGAATTAATCGTGGGGACAGCAAAGATCGATGGACCTTTTGGTATCCACTGGCGGATGCGGGAGCAACCAAGGCTACGGTCATGGATTTCTGGAAACAACAGCCTTTTGATTTGAGATTGTTTGGTCCGAATGGTGTGACGGCGAAGGGCAACTGTGATGGTTGTTTCTTGAAGAGCGAGGCTACTTTGGCGATGATGTGGCGAGAGCATCCGGATCGTATGGAGTGGTGGTCGGCAATGGAGAAGAAGATAGGGGGGACATTTCACAAGCGCAGAAGTTATGACGATGTTGGTAATTTTGTAAAACGGCAGGGCGATTGGATCTTTAACGAGGAGGTGGGCGCCCTTTGCCAAGAAGATGATGGAGAATGTACGGGATGACACCGGCACAAGAAGCAGAACTAAAACATTTGCGGCGCATGGTAGATAATCTTGAGCCCGAAGCGTATAAGACAGGTGCTGGGGCTGATGCGAAGAACAAGTTGTATCAGGCCCGACTAGAATTAAAACAGTTTGTAAGTAGTCTAAGACAAGAAGGATATAGAATATGATAGTAGATACCAAGCGGGTATTGGTTGAAGAGTTGACCTACTCGGGCAGTGCCTTTGGGGTACTGGCTAATGGCGAGGGGGTGTTTATTAACTCTCGCATTGTAGACAAGATGGAACTCGCCCCTGGCACTGCGGTTCACGCGCAGGTTTTGCCTAACTTTTCTGACAAGCGGGAGCAGATTCCATGGCGCGTGGTTAATGTTCAGGCGGAAACGGCGGATGAATTGCAGCCAACTCCGAAGACAGAGTCGGTAGTTCGGATGGACGTAGATCAAGCAGAATACGAGGATGATATAGACGTAAAGATCTTTGATGTTTTGGAAGAGGCGGGAAGGCCATTGACCATGCGTGAGATTTTCGACGCTACTAATTTTCATTTACCTGAAATACGCGCATCGCTGCACCGGCAACGTGAGTTGGTGTCCAAGGTAGAAGTATACTTTGTATCTAAATAGAGAGTTTAATATGAAACAGTACAAGTTTACTGCGGCGTATGTCGCTGCAATTGTTGCCGTAAACATCGGCTTTGTTTATGTTCCTTTAGTTCCAATATGGGGAGAGATGTTTCCGCCCATGTCATTAGTAGTTGGCGCGGTTTTTATTCTGCGGGACTTTGCTCAACGTGAAATTGGTCATCACATTTTAGCGGCGATGGGTGTTGGTGCGGCGTTAAGTTACCTGATGGCGGACCCTTATGTTGCGTTAGCTAGTTTGGTCGCTTTTTTAATTTCAGAGCTGGTGGATTGGTACGTTTACACATTTACTGGCCGGCCATTAGCGCAGCGCATCTTGCTTTCTTCCGCGATAAGCACACCCATTGATAGCGCAGTTTTTTTAGAAATGATTGGTCACTTTAGTTTTGTTGGCTTTGCAATGATGACGGCGGCGAAAATGCTAGCGGCGGGTGCAATCTGGTGGAGGTTATCACGATGAGAGTAGTATACAACGCAACTTTTGTTGCCGATTGTCCAAGCGATGGTAAGGAAATTGTTTACAGAGTTAAGTTAATTAGCTCACACATTATTTTGGTAGAGGATCTTCACAAATGTTTTTCTGAAATAAAGAAAACACCTATTTACCAAGAGGACGTTACGGCACTTTTGGCACAAAAGTTTGATTGTTCTGTTGAAACTAGCGGATCACATCAAAATGTTTCTATCTTTTGCGAGGTGGAATGATTCACTACCATGGAACGCCAATCACTCCGGTCAGAGAACTGTTAACTCTGGCCGGTCGGCACTTCTGCGTTAGTCACATGCGTCCAGATGATGTCACTCGATGTCACCAGATTGGGCAAAGCGTCATGTTAGATAACGGCGCCTTTAGTAAGTGGAAGTCTGGCAAGCAGACTGATTGGAAAAGTTATTACGAGTGGTGTGATAAATGGTTAGATTACCCAACCACATGGGCTGTAATTCCTGATGTTATTGACGAGGGCACTCAAGCCCAAGAATCTTTGGTGCGGGATTGGCCTTATGGTGATAGAGGATCACCGGTTTGGCATATGGATGAACCTATCTCTAGGCTATTATCTTTGTGTGAGGATTGGCCTCGAGTATGTGTGGGATCAACGGCGGAGTATGCTGTTGTAATGTCTCCATCTTGGTGCATGAGAATGGATGAAGCCTTTAATGAGATTGAGGCTACGTTTAAAAGAATACCCAACCTGCATATGCTTAGAGGCATGAAGTTATCTGGGCGTCAGTGGCCCTTTGCCAGTGCTGACTCTACAGACATTGCCCAGAACCATCACTTAAAACACAACACCGCTCGTTTGATGGCGGATCGTTGGGACGGGGCTCAGTGCCCTGGAAGGTGGACAATTAGACCACATCAAACAAGTTTTTTATAAAAAGGACTGATGAGTAATGATCAACAGAGAAGAATACAGTGCATTAATTTTAGAGTTAAAGGCTGCTAACTCTGAAATAAAAAGGCTGCAAGCAGAGAACAAAGAGTTGCGGGAGTTCCTTGAGAAGTTCCGC